ACGCGTTCCGGCGAAATGTCCTTTGCCAACAGCCGCACGGGTTTTCGCCAGGGCGTGCCGTTTTCGCGGTTGACCGGCGGACGCGGCGATCGGGTCATCATCGATGATCCGCATTCGGTCGACGGCGCCGAGTCCGAGGCGGAACGGCTCTCGACGGTGCGGACCTTCCGGGAAGCCGTGCCGACGCGGCTCAACGATCCGCAGCGCTCGGCGATCGTCGTCGTCATGCAGCGGCTGCACGAAGCCGATGTGTCCGGCACGATCCTGTCGCTGGGTCTCGGTTACGAGCATCTGATGCTGCCGATGGAGTTCGAGCCGGAGCGGCGCTGCCGTACCTCGATCGGCTTTGCCGATCCGCGAACGGAGGAGGACGAACTGCTCTTCCCCGAGCGATTTCCGCGCGCCGTGGTTGAGCGCGACAAACGCCCTCTTGGCTCTTATGCCGTGGCCGGCCAGTTCCAGCAGCGACCAGTGCCGCGTGGAGGTCGAATGTTCCAGCGCGGCAATTTCGAGATCGTCGACGCGGTGCCGGCCGGCGCGAGGCGCTGCCGGGCATGGGATTTTGCTGCCTCGAAGGAGCGGCCGGGCCGTCAGCCGGATTGGACGGTAGGCCTGCGTATGGCCTATGTCGGCGGCGTATTCTACATCGAGACCATTGTTCGCGGCCGCTGGTCACCCTCAGAAGTTGAACGTGCACTAAAAAACACAGCAACGCAAGACGGATTAACAGTAGTTATTCGCATGCCGCAAGATCCGGGTGCAGCTGGCAAAGCTGATGCCGATACGAAGATCAAAATACTAGCTGGTTTTTCGGTCCTGGCACTAACCATCACCGGTGATAAAGTAACAAAGGCGCGAGCCCCTGCCGCACAAGTTGAAGCTAATAATGTTAAAATGTTGCGCGGTTATTGGAACGAGACATTTCTTGACGAAATGTGCCTTTTCCCACGCGGTCAATTTGATGATCAGGTTGACGCCTTCGCCGACGCGTTGAACCACTTGGCGCTGGGATCATCCTTCAGCTTCGACAACTTTTGACGGGTTGTCGTCACTACGCGAAGTTTACAAGATCAGACAATTAGAGGACTGCCATGAGGCCGGTGATCTCGATGGTGTGCGACGGACTTATGAGCCTGGCCTCGCGCATGGGGACGGAACGCGACAAGGCTGCATCGGTGTTCTACGCTTCGCAGCTTATAACCGATGAACAAATCCTGTCGGCTTATCGTGGCGCGTGGATGCCGCGCAAGATCGTTGATATCCCCGCGCAAGACGCCTGTCGCAAATGGCGCAGTTGGCAGGCGGCGGGGGATCAGATCGAGGCAGTCGAGGCCGAGGAGCGGCGCCTGAACCTGCGCAGCAAGGTGCTGGACGCCTGCCGCAGGGCACGGCTCTTCGGCGGTGCGGCGATCTTCATCGGCATCGGTGACGAAGATCTTTCCCGTCCGCTCGATGCAGCCCGCGTCGGCAGGCAAGGTCTCAGGCATTTGAGCGTCCTGGATTGCCGGCAGCTTGCGGCCGGTGAGATCGAACGCGATCCCGCTTCGGAATGGTACGGTGCGCCGGGACTTTATCGCCTGACGGGCGCCAGCGGATCGGCCGTCGACATCCATCCGTCACGGCTTGCGATATTCCATGGCACATTGTCTCCGGGCGGTGATGTCGGTGATGCGCGCGGCAACGGCTGGGGCGAAAGCGTGCTGACGGCGGTTCTGGATGCGGTCAAGCATGCCGACAGTACGGCGGCCAATATCGCCAGCCTTGTGTTCGAGGCGAAGATCGACATCATCAAGGTCCCGCAATTCTCCGCCAATATCGGCAACCAGGCCTATCAGGATGCAGTCCTGCGCCGCTATGCGCTGGCCAACACGATCAAGGGCGTCAACGGCACGTTGATCCTGGACGCGGAGGAGGACTACCAGACCAAGAGCGCTCCGCTCGCCGGATTGACGGATATCCTCATGGCATTCCTGCAGATCGTGTCGGGCGCCGCCGACATTCCGGTCACGCGCCTGCTGGGACAATCGCCCTCCGGCATGAATGCGACGGGCGAAAGCGACATGAAGAACTATCATGACCGCATCCAGGCGATGCAGGAGCTGGAGTTCTCGCCGGCCCTGGCGCATCTGGACGAATGCCTGATCCGCTCGGCAACCGGCAACCGTGATGCCGCCATTCATGCCAGCTGGGTACCGCTCGAGCAGATGAGCGAAGCGCAAAAGGCCGATATCCTCAAGACCAAGGCCGACGCGGCGCGGGCGCTCTTCGGAACCATGCCCGGCCAGGAAATCATCGCACGGCCGGCATTGTCCGAAGCCGTGGCGAATACCCTCGTCGAAGATGGCTCGCTGCCGGGACTGGAGGCTGCGATCGAAGCGCATGGCGCGCTCCCCGGCGTGCGGCCGTCCGGCGTCCCGCCGGTCGAGGATGCCACCGGACCGCTTTGATCGAAAACGGAGATCCATCGATGAATTTTACAGACACCGTCACCGTCGCGGCGACGCGGCGGACAGCGGACGGCTATCTCGTGGCGGACGCCCGGATCGCCCGCACGGGAATCCAGCACTATCGGGGTGCCGAGATCGGCAGACCCGATGCCGATATGGTGCGCGTCTATCGGCCGGGGGCGGAGGTGTTTTCCGAAGACACGCTGAGAAGCGCCGCTCACCGACCGGTGACGAACGGGCATCCGCCCGAGATGGTGAGTTCGGAAAACTGGAAACGCCATGCCGTCGGCCAGACAGGCGACGAGGTTGCCGGCGAGGGCATCTTCCTTCGCGTGCCGTTGATGGTCAGCGATGAAGCGACCGTCAGGGATATCGAGGACGGCAAGCGCGCACTTTCGGCCGGCTATGTATGCGATCTCGATTTCACGGCCGGCGTGACGCCGGGCGGCGAGGCCTATGACGCCATGCAGCGCAACATCCGCATCAACCACATAGCCATCGTGCGCCATGGCCGGGCGGGCCCGCAGGTCCGCATCGGCGATACGGCCGCACCATGGGGCTGCGCTCCTCTCGCAGCCCCATGTTCCATGCCCGATCCGCAAACAAGACAGGAGAAGACAATGACGTCCGTAGAAACCGCCGTCGGCCGCGGCGCCGGCGCCGATACCGGCGAACAGGCCGCAGAAACGATTGCTTCCCTGCGCCGGCAACTCACCGATGCGCAGGCCAGGATCGCCGACGCGGAAAAGGCGGCCGCCGCTCGTGACGCGGAATTCGAAACGGCGAGACCCGGCTTGGTCGACGATGCGGAGATCGCACGCCGCGCCGAGGCCAGGGCCGATCTCATCGTGGCCGCGCGCCGGATCGCGCCGGATGTCAAGATCGCCGGCCTGCCGGATGCCGACATTCGCAAGGCGACCGTGGCGGCGAGGATCGGGGATGCTGCCCTTGCCGGCAGATCGCAGGCCTATGTCGACGCCCGCTTCGATTTGCTGGCGGAATCCGTCGGCGAGCGTTCCGATGCTTTTGCCGCCGTCGTGAAGGACGGTCTCACCCATTCCGGCGCGCAGGCGGCAGTTTCGGATGCCTATGCCGCGATGGTGCGCGATCTGCAATCCGCCCATCTCCCGGTCGAACGCGCCTGAGCCGGTTTTCCCGGCTCGCTTGAAAAGCTCACGAAAGGAAAAGCCACGATGGCGACTTACCAGACCGTCTATGCGGACGCACCCCAAAGGGGCCTGCTTGGACAGATCGCATCCGAAGAACGCGCTGGCAAGATCAGCCGTACGGTGGAAAACGCCGCCGGCATCAAATTCGGCCAGCCGGCCCAGCGCGGTCTTGCCGATCATGGCGCGGCACCGTTTGCCGCCGGGGGCAAGTTCCTCGGCATCGCCGTGCTGACCCCGGCCGTGCTTCCGGACGCCGCGCAAACGGACGGCTACGCGCAGTTCGTCACGGGCGCCTTCCTCACCGCCGGCCAGATGTATGTGAGGGCGGGCGGCACGGTAACGGCAGGCGATGCCGTCTATTACGGCCCCGCCACCAACGCCTATGTCAGCGCTGCCGGCACCGGCATCGTCGGCCCCATCCCCGATTGCCTGTTCGACACCAGCGGCGGCAATGGCGACATCGTCGAAATCTCGCTCAAGGACAGGAGCGCCTGATCCATGACCTCGATCGTCCGACAGCATTTTGCCGATGCCCAGGCGGCCTTTTCCTTCGTGATCGCGCAGGGCCGCAACATCGAGACGCGCGTCTACCAGCGCCGCTATCCCACCCTCAATTACGGCCTCCACGTGCCCGTCGTCACCGAGGGCAACGAATGGGCGGCCGGCACCACTTTCTTCACTGTCGACAGCGCCGGTGAAGCGAAGTTCCTGTCCGGCGCCGCCACGGACATGCCGTTCAACCAAGTAGCCAGGAACACGGCTAGTCATGATTTCGCGATGATCGGTTCCGGCTGGGAATGGAGCCTGGAGGAGATCAACCAGGCCACGCTCTATGGTGTTGACCTAAATCGTACCAAAGCTTTCTCGGCTGCCGATAAAGTTGAGCGGCTGTTGAACGCCGTCGCCATGGTCGGCACCGCGGAAAAGGGCTGGAGCGGCTTTGTCAACGATCCGAACGTGTGGCGTGTCGACGTCGCCGCCGATGGCGCGGATGCCTCGGCACTCTGGTCGGCGAAGACGGCGGATGAGATCCTGCGCGATGTCAACGACCTCATCGGCGGCGTGCGGGAGCGCAGCGGCGAGGTGGAATGGATCGACAGCCTGCGCCTGCCGCCCGAGGCCTTCCGCCTGATCGCCACGAAGCGGCTCGCCGACGGCGACGGCTATATCACCGTTCTCGATTTCCTGCGCCGGGGCAATGTCTTTACCGCCGAAACCGGCCAGCCGCTCGACATCCAGCCGGTGCGGGAACTGGCAACGGCCGGGCAGGGCGGCGGCGGGCGCATGGTCGTCTATCGCCGCGATCCCGATGTGCTGCGCTTCCATCTGCCGATGCCGCGCCGCGTGCTGCAGCCGCGCCAGAAATCGATCATGAGCTTCGAGACCGGCATCATCGCCCGTACCGGTGGCACCGAAATCCGCCTGCCGGCGGCGGTCGCCTATGGTGACGGGATCACGTCGCCGTAACGGGGCGATGCGGAGTTGGCGGCCGGATATCAAAGATCGGAGCGCCAGTGATCGGCCCGCATCGCGGGGTGCGACGCTCTCCTGTGCTTGGCGCGGGGAGCGACGCCTCGAACCATGAGAGCGGGTGGAGATGCTCAACACCCTATCGGACCGACGTCCGCAGATACGCAACGAATATCCAAAAACAGCGGAGAATGGAGATGGCCGGTTACGGCGACAATGAAGGCTTTGCAGCTTACGCCGAGGCGGCCGGCCATGTCCTCACGGACGGAACGACCGATCAGCAGATTACCACGGCACGCCAGCGTGGCGCTTTGGCGATCGACCGTTACGAGCCGCGATTCAGCGGCAGGCGCACCGGCGGCTTCCTGCAGGAGCGAGCCTGGCCGCGCAGCGGAGCGGCAGGCGCCGATGGCGAGGCAATTCCGAATGATGTCGTTCCGGCCGCCATCATTGCAGCAAGCTATGAGGCGGCCTTTCTGGAGCTGCTGACGCCGAACAGCCTGATGCCGGTCGTGACCGCCGCGCAAAGTGTCAGGCGGGAGAAGATCGGCGCTATCGAGGTCGAATATAATCCGGTCGCATCCCTCGGTGAGGCGGCTGCTGCCGCCAGGCCGGTGTCGACCGCGGTCGAGGTTTTGCTCCAGCCGTTTTTGCAGCCTGTCCTGCCCAGCATCCTGGTGGTGTGATGGCAAGTTTCGATTACGAAAGAAGCCGTGCGGCAGCGGAGCGGCTGATCGCCCGTTTCGGACAGGCCGCCTCGCTGCGCCGCACGACGGCATCGGGAGCGGACTACGATCCCGCGCTGACGGTCGAGGATTTTCCATGTCTGCTGGTCGATCTCGATCATCGCGAGCGCCGGATCGACGAAAGCTCGATCCGCCAGGACGACCGTATGGTCTACCTGTCGGCGGCGGGACTCTCCGTCACGCCGACGCTTGCCGACAGGCTGCTGATCGGCGGCGCCGAGCATGCGATCGTCTCCGTGCAGCCGCTTTCGCCCGATGGAACGATCATTGTCTGGCAGTTGCAGGTGCGGGGATAATCCGTGTCAGGCGGACCTTCGTTTTTCGCGAGCGCCGTTCATCCGCTGGCTGAGCCGCGTCCGAAGCACGAGTCTCTTCAAGGGATTGCTTCCATGCCTTCTTCCGATTTCTCAGATATGGTTTCCATCTGGTCGGCCAGGACGAAACAGAGAATGGACGCCGTGTTCGAGGCCTCCGTGCGCATGCTGGCCGAAGAGATTATCGAGCGCACGCCTGTTGCGGACGGCGATCTGCCGGCACCGTTCCGGGCCTCCGCGTCGCCGATCGCGATGGTGAGGGCCGGCACCGGCAGTTTCGACGAGCGCGACATGATCGACGGGATCACGGCGGGTGGCACCGTTCATCTGGGATTCGCCGCCCCCTATGCGGCAGCGGTCGAATTTGGAACGGGCGGCGCCGACGGACACGGTATGCTGCGGCTCGCGGCGCAGAACTGGGCGGATATCGTCGAACAGGCGATCCGCGAAACGCCGCAAGGTTGAGATTTTCCAGAATATGGGTGGATACCATGGCGACAGGAACGGATGCGCGCATCCTGGTGGCGCTGCTCGATCATCTGGCGGCGCTGGTCTTCGATCCCCTGCTGCCGGTGGCGCAGCCGGGGATTGCCTTTCCGGCGATCGGGCAGGCC